GGAAAGGGGTTGCTAAGAATACATTGTTTTCGCATAGTTTTACGTTTTGAAAGCAAATATCCAATTGGAGAAATGTGCCATGTACTAGGGGTTTCCTATTCTAGCTACTATAAATGGAGATTACGACAACAAAAACCTGACCGTGATTTACGGCTAATAGAATTAATTATAGACCGATATGAAAAGTCCAGAAAAAGTGCTGGCTATAGGCAGCTTACCTTACAGCTATACACTCATCACGGTTTAGTAGTCAATCACAAGGCAGTTTACCGTATTATGAAAAAGCTCGGGATTCAGTCTGTAGCACGTTGTCGGAGGCGCTATGTTCGCTACAGCGATGCTATCCATCGATATGAAAACTCTCTTAATCGTAATTTTGAAGCAAAAGGCCCTAACCAAAAGTGGGCTACAGATATTACTTATATTCCGACAAAACAGGGAACCCTTTATCTTTCTGCTATTAAGGATTTACATAGTGGCTTCATTGTTGGATATAAAATGGGTACGCAGCAAAGCGTACACTTAGTGACTACTACAATTAACTATTGAAGAAGCTAAAGAAGCAACCGAGCAGTACATTTACTACTACAATTATGAGCGCTGTAATTTGAAAACAAAACTGACACCTTATGAAAAACGGTGCCAGTCTGTCTAATTTCGAGTATTCCTACGTATGGGGGTTTTATTCCATCTTCCTGAAACAGGGTTCACTTCATACCTTAATTGGTAGGGCGGTGCTTTCGTATCCGGACTTCGGTCTGGGGCTTTTGTTTTAATCTTTTGCCCATTGAGGTTTTTCTCTTGTGTAACCAAAGAAATATAGACTTCCATCTGTATCATCTTTCATTATCTTACAAAAATGATCATTAATGAAAAGTCTGTAGGATACATCGTCTTTTACTCTTGGGAAAGCTTTCGCAAAATTGATTGCATAAGCCGTTATTCGCTCATGGTGCCTGCCAAACCGTTCGTAACAACCTGCGAAATGCTCTTTAATTTCTGCTCCTGTCATAAAGTGTTCATCATAACCATTATACACAGGTCTTTTTTCGTCCATTAAATAATCCCGCCTTATATAGTTATAATTACGATCTTGATTGATATTTTACAATATAATAGGAGAAAAGGAAATGCAAGATGCCCGGTGGCTTCGTCTGCCGGGCTTTTTTTATTCTGGCAGGATTTATATAAAAAAACACGAAGGACCAACCGAGGTGATATTATGAAATTAGAAATATTAGTCAATATAATATCGGGGATTTTTAGTTTATACGGCACTTACTGCATGTCAAAGAGTATTTTATCTCTTGAGCCTAAAGAAATATTAAAGTCTCATCCAAGCTATAGCGATATAATGCACTCGTTGGAAGAAGTAACATCTATCATAAGAAATCGAATAGAAACCTTAAAAGGCTTATTATTTATTTGCCTTGGAGTTAGTGTTCAAATTAGTAATTATTTTTTTGTTGAATCATGGAAAGCAAGCTTAGTTGATACGTCGATTGTTAATGTTGCAATAGTGTTGTTAATTATATTAAACGTTAAAATAGAACAATGTTCTAATAATGCTGTTCGAAGTAAAGTTATAGAAACGAATAAATACTATGTACGGGAAAAGATTAATTCAATTGATAATAAAGTCAACGGAGGGATTATTGAATTTTTAAATATAAAGCCGTTAGCTGAATATTATTTTGAGCTATACCAGGATGAGAATGAAGAAATAACCAAATACTTAAACAGAATATCTGATTTTGTAGGCGCAAAACGACTATATTGATTAAGTGTTAAGCTGTTCTAAAGAGCGGCTTTTTTATTTGGGCAAAAGAATTCTCGCAGCGAAGGAACATTTATATACATTAGTATAATTTTGAGGGTAGATGCCTATAATATTGAAAGCTAGCATTTGGAGGAGGTATATTATAATGATGATTATGCCTAAATTAGAATGGATGGAATCCGTTGTTAGAAAAGCAATGGAGCTATCTCCAGAAGAGAATGTGGATGATCAAGTATTTGATAAGGTAGAGAAATTTATGAATTCTTGTACAGATGAAGAAGTTTCTGCACTTGAGACTATAATGTACATAGGCCGAGAAGATTGGGGATATAAAAATATTAATCCAAAGGCACTATATACTAAAAGATTTTTAGAATTAGCAGGTGATCCTAAAAATATAGCTATTGAACAAATGATCAGTAAAATGCCTCTTAGAAGATATTTTCAACAAGGAATAGAAGTATTATATTAA